TACTAATTTTTCTGTCGAATGACGATCAGTTATTGATTGCTGACTCGTACATCCGACAGAAATATGCTGTGTTCGATGACACATTCACATCTGTGAGCTGTCAAAACTATACTTTCCAGAAACCATTCAAGATGAATGAAGTCATTTTCTTGCAATACAACAACAATCGTCTTCAAGAATATTTCACTCAACTCTTCAACGATTATGAAAAACTACACACTCGACTGGTTGAAGCACTTGCACGAAACAATCAGATTCGTGGAGTACTTAGCACCAGAACGAATGCAAGTTTTGACGAATCAAAGCGTGAAAAGATGCAACGGTATGCAGATGGTCTCTTTAAATCATTTACGACCAAGACAGTAGCGATTGTCCCAGCTCAAGAAGGAATGGAATACTCTGAGCTAACCAATACTACAGGTACATCGAATTTGTCTGTAGATGAGTTGAAAAAGCTTCGTAGGCAATTCGATGATGAGGTAGCCGACATCTTAGGGATTCCCACTGCACTGATGCATGGGGACATGGCTAACCTGGAAAATAGTCAGAAGATGTTTAATAGCTATTGCTACCAGTCGCTTGTCAAGAAGATGAGCGATGGTCTGAACTTTGCTTTACTAAGCAAAAGCGAGTACAAGGATAATAAGCGACTTGTCATTGTCGGTGAAGGACAAAGAGATAAATTCTCTCTTGCTCAAAGTATTGACAAGCTGATTTCTTCTGGTTCCATGCTTATCAATGAGGTCCGTGAGGAACTTGGTCTTGAAGCTGTACCGTGGGGCGACAAGCCTCTGATCACTAAGAACTATCAACTTGGTGAGGATGTAGAGAAGGGAGGTGAGAAAGAAGATGAAAGTGATTCCGATTAAAGGAACAATCGTGTCAAACGATGATGTTTGGCTTTATGATTGGTTTGGTTGGGACTGTACCGCTCCTAAAAATGTAGTATTACCGGAAACTGGTGAGGACATCGAAGTTCACATCAATTCAGGGGGAGGAGATGTATATGCAGGTAGCGAAATCTATACTGCATTACGGGCCTACTCAGGGAAAGTAGTTGTTAAAATCGTGGGAATTGCTGCAAGCGCAGCGAGCGTTATCGCAATGGCCGGTGATGTCGTAGAAATTAGCCCTACTGCTCAAATCATGATCCATAACGTGTCATCACGAGTTGACGGAGACCACAACACTCTACTTCATGAAGCTGGAGTGCTTGAAGGTTTTAATAAGTCAATCGCAAATGCTTATGTTGATAAAACTGGAAAAGCATTAGATGATTTATTGGATCTGATGAACAAGACTACCTGGTTTGATGCTGAATCAGCAGTAAATCAAGGATTTGCTGACAGGATCATGTTTGCTGGAGAAATTGCTCCTACATTTGCTGCAAGCGAAACTCCAATGATCCCACATGATTTTATTGACAAGATGAAGTCAGCAATGACTCCTGATGTTGATAAAATCGCTGATCTTGTAGCGAATAAGCTAGAAGCTCGACAAATCGCAAGTGAGACTTTTAAAAATAGCGAATTTGTACAGAAAAAATTCAATATTCCAGAAAGCCCAGAAAATAACACAAACGAGACTGTACCGAAAGGGTTCGGTCTTTTTGCATTTTAGAAAGGAAAAATACTAATGACAATGCAATTATCAAACAAATTCAACGAAATTCGTCAGAACTTTTTGAACGCTGTATCAAATGGCGCACCTCAAGAAGAACAAGCGAAACTCTACAATGAAATGATCGAGTCGATGACTAACGAAATGATGGAACAAGCTCGTCATGCTGCTCATGAGGAAGTTTCAGCGATGAACCCTTATGATGCTAAATTGACTGCCGAAGCTCGTGAATTCTTCAACGACATCGACAAGACTGCCCCTGTGGGAGTAGAGAAACTCTTCCCACAAGAAACTATCGACCGTATCTTTGATGATATGGTGAAAGCTCGCCCCCTCTTGCAACACATCGGATTGCGCAATGCTGGCATCCGCCTTAAATTCCTCCAATCAACTCAGACAGGACAAGCTGTTTGGGGCAAAATCAATGGTGAAATTCAAGGTCAACTGAAACAAGCCTTCAACGAAGAAGAAAAGATCCAAAACAAATTGACTGCATTTGTGGTCATTCCTAAAGACTCTGAAAAATTTGGCCCTGCTTGGTTGCAATCATTCGTATCTGCTCAAATCACAGAAGCGTTCGCTGCTGCTTTGGAAGCTGCCTTCTTGAACGGTGACGGAGACGACAAACCTATTGGTCTTTCTCGTACCCTCACTGGAACTGCGTCTGGCAATAAAACAACTTTTGCAGAAAAAGAGGCCCAAACTGCGAACCTTACATTTGCGGACTCTGCAACAGTTGTCAAAGAATTGACTGCAGTGTACAAATATCACTCTATTAAGTCTGACGGCACCCCAGTGGCAGTTGAAGGAAATGTCGTGATGGTAGTCAATCCAGCGGATGCGTGGGATGTCAAGAAACAATACACTTCCTTGAACGCTCAAGGAACGTATGTGACTGCAATGCCGTACAACTTGATCTTGGTTGAATCAGTTGCTCAAACCGCTGGTAAAGTGACTACATTCGTCAAAGGTCGCTACGATGCATTCGTAGGTGGTGGAATCGAGTTTGGTCGTTTCACAGAGACTTACGCTCTCGAAGACTTGAACCTCTATACTGCTAAGCAATTTGCTTACGGTAAGGCTCACGATGAAAAGACTGCTGCTGTCTGGGTATTGAAAATTAAATAATAGGTGGTGACACCGAATGGAAGAAACAAAACAACTTCATCCGCTTCTAGGGACATTCAAGGAGCGGATGAAAATCTTTCATGATGCCGAAGACGAGAATCTTTCAAGGATGTTAGTTTCATCCGAGAAAGCAATTCTCGACTTAACAGGAGCTTTTGATTTGTCAGACTCTCGCACTGAAGAGCTTGTTTTGGAACGTGCAAGATATCTGTACAATGATCAGGTCGAGTTTTTCTTTGCAAATTTTCAAGGAGAACTCCTTGAGTTATCACTTCAAAACCACCCAATAGGAGGAAAAGAGTGCTAGAAACAATCCAAGATTTCTTTGACTTAAAAGAAAATGTTGTCCGACACGTTGGAGACATTTTTGAAGTCGATGATGACCGAAAGAACGAATTGATGAAGAAATTACCTGATTTTGTGAAAGAATACGATTTAGTAGCTTCGAACAATCCAAACGAAGATGTAGTTGTGGAAGATGAATAAACCTGAGTTTAAATACAAGAAGCCAGAAACCAATACAAGCGAATTAAGAACTCCAGTAGAGTTTTATAACTCAAAAGTACTTGAAGGATTAGATGGCCGGGATGTGAGCTTTGAGAAAGTATTTTATACATTCGCAAAAATCTACCCACCTAGTTTAAAGGATATCGAAATTTCAACAGGAAAATCAATGACTGCAAAGATGACCTTAAAAATTAGAGATCCTTTAACAAGCTATCAACCTGATAATAAGCATTTTGTACAAGTGAATGATCACCGATTAGAAAATAAAAAATGGCAGATCATTGACGTTCGTCCCGATTATGACAACCGTGATTATTTAATTGTTGTTATTGGTGGATCAAATGACTAGTGGTGCTACATTAAGAGGCTTCGATGAAGTCATCCGGAATTTAGAAGCAAAGCTTGGCGATGCAAAAGTAAGAAGATCCGCAAATAGAGCCTTGAAAGGCGCAGCAACTGAAACACTTGAAGACTTTAAAGTCGCCCTACAAGTTTTCAAAGATACCGGAGAAACAATCGAAAGCGCAACAGTCGGAAATGTAACGGGTGCTTTTGAAGGAGTGCCAATGGTTAAGCTTGGTTTTGGCGCTGGCTCACGTTGGCGGTTGGAGCATTTAAATGAATTCGGATATGCCAAAAAGGCCCATCCAAGGGGATTCGGTGTTATCCGAAGATTTTCGGAAGCCAACAAAGAAAAATTTAAATATAGGTTAGCAACTAAATTGAAAGGAGAAGGGCTTGGATGATTAAAGACAAGATATCAGAAATATATGATGCTCTGATGAGCGATGAGGAACTTTCTAAGATCACTATCAAATCATTTGAGCGTCCTGAAACCTTACCAACAGATCAGACGAGTATTGTTATTATCCCACTAGGGCCACCTATCCAAAGTGACCAGGGAAGTAATACAAGCTTTTCGAAAACTTTTCTTTATCAAATCAATGTCGAATCGACCAACCGAATTGAATGCAAAAAATTGCAAGGGTTAGTCGAAAAGGTGATGGAATCACAAGGATTCTACCAAATTGCTGGGGGTCTTGATGAATGGATCCCTGAAATCAAACGCTATGCAGATGCCAGGACCTATAAAGGAAAGAGCAAGCTGTATGACGATTATTAGAAAGGAAATTTAATATGACACAACAAAAACAAGGAACTGCTACAGTTGGTTTTAAAAGCCTTACAGTTCGAATTTTGGATGGGAATCAAACCATCACAGAGGGAGAAAACCTCTTTATCATCCAAGGTAAAAAAGGAGAAGGTGCGACTCAAACCGCAAAAATCTCTGGTCTTGCCGTTGACCCTACAAAAACATTCGGAAGCAACATCGCTTACCATGTAAACAACCGTGGGGTTGGAGATGTCAAAGTAGATCTTGGTCTCTTGGACATTCCAGTAGCGCTTTACGTTAAAGCTCTCGGCTACGAAAACGATGATGACATCCTTGACTTTGGAGCTGACACAGTTTCAAAAGATGTCGCTATCTTGCTCGAATCAAACACTCCAGATGGTGGTGGAGCTTACTACGGATTCTACAAAGGAAATCTGTCAATGGATGCAATCGATCTTAACACGATCAAAGATAAAGCTGATGAGCTTGCTACAACAGATGTATCATTCGCTGCAGGCGCAAGCACTGACGAGCAAACTAAGAACAAGTACGGTACAATGTACTTTGGTAGCGATGAAACAAAAATCAAGAAATTGAAAGCAAAACTTGGTATGGCAGTAGCAGGATAATAATTGGGGCATTTAGCCCCTTTATTTATCTTTATATCGTTGTAAACCTTTACAATTATTGATATAATAAATTGTGGAGGTTTTGCTATGAAAAATAAGAAAAATACAGTTTTAATAACATTAACAATTATGATCACTCTAGTTTCCATTGTACTTGCTATTATGCTCGTAAATTCCAACAACCAACTTTCTAAGACACACAAGGAATTGGAGAGCGTAAAGGAAGAGAAGGACAGAGCTGTCATGGTAAAAGATAAGCTCTCTACATACGTTTCAAATGTAGATCACGATTTGTTTCTGGAAGCAAATGAATTCGTTCTTGGAATGAATTCATTGACTAGCTACAAATTTGGTGACGGAGTTCTTTTCGACAAAACTCAAATTGCTGTGAGCGAACCGAAAAAACAAACTTCCGGAATGCTTGCGATGAACCATGACTCTAAAAGTTTCATCCCAGTAACGGTAACACTGACTATAAAAAATAACGACTCATCGAATATTGAATTCAATCCAGGTAAATTCCTTGCGAGCGATGACAAAGGCAATTATCTTGCTTATGATTCCGTTATGTCTAACGATGATACCGTTTCTGTTCAATCAGATAAAAGTGTCGTCATACAAGCCGGGAAAGAGGCAACCATAGCTATATTTTATGCGATGGATAATGACCATTCGGATAATGATGTCAATAAAATTGAATTTTTAAATAAAACTTGGACAAAATGAAATAAGCACCATTCGGTGCTTTTTTAATTATAGAAAGGCAAACAATGTCAAAAATTACATTTACCATGAAGAACGAAGCTGGAGAAGATGTACTTTACTCTAGTAAAGAAATTACTACTCGTGATTATCGTGATTACCTTGTATTAAACGACTCACTCACATCAGATAAGACAGAAGTTGAAAAATTGGATCAACAATTAGGCTTCATTGCGTCACTATTTGAAAATGTGACAGTAGAGCAATTGCTAGAACATACAGATTTTGCAAAAATCATTGAAGTGTTCACTGAAATCTATGCTCATCTTGTGGGTGATGTAGACCCAAAGGGGAAAAAATAGATCCTAAAAACGCATTAAAACGTTTCTACAAATTCGTTAAGGAAGTTGCTGATGGACCGTATAACATGAATGTCCATGATGTGATGGAATTAAGCTGGGAAGATCTGATCGGAATTATTGATCTTGATAAAGATCAAACCGAAAATGCGTCTTTAGATCTAGCTGACATTTTTGGAGAAATGGAAGCATAAAGCCTCTTTGGGCTTTTTTGTTTGTAAAAGGAGGAAAAATGGCAGGTGGAACGCCACTAGGACAAATGTATATCGAACTAGGGCTGGACGTGTCAAAGTTCAATCCTAGCTTAACAAGTGCAAAGAACGCTGTGAAGTATTTCCAAAATAATGTCAAAGCGCTCGATAGCACATTGAAAAACAATGGTAAGAGTACTGAACTCCTCAAAGCAAAATACAAGTCTTTAGGACAGGCCATTGAAGCACAAAAGAAAGTACTCGATCAAATGAAGCAGAACTTCGACAAGCTCGATCCTGGATCTGCTAAATTTGACAAAGCTGCTGCTGATATTGAGCGAGAAAACGCAAAATTGTCAGCAATGGAAGGACAACTCTACAAAGTAGAGCAAGCCTTGAAAGCTGTTGGCCGTGAAAATAGCTTTTCAGGTAAAATGGAAGCCCTTGGGAAGAATTTGGTTAAAAGTGGAGATCACATTCAAACATTCGGTAAGAAAGTTTCTGATTTTGGTAGGACATTGACAAAAGGTGTCAGTGCTCCATTGATTGCAAGTGCTGGATTTGCCTTAAAAGCTGCAATCGACTATGAAACGGCATTTGCAGGAGTCAAAAAGACTGTAGATGGAACACCGCAACAGTTTGATAAGTTATCTGCTAGTATTCGTGAGATGGCAAAAGAAATGCCTTCAAGTGCAGTTGAAATTGCCAATGTTGCAGAAGCAGCTGGACAATTAGGGGTGCCAATTGGAGCAATCAAGGACTTTTCAAAGACCATGATCAATCTTGGTGTTTCTACCAACTTGAGTTCTGAAGAAGCAGCATCATCAATTGCTAAAATCGGAAATATCATGCAAGTTTCTGGAAAAGATCTGGGTACATGGTCTGCGCACTTTGGATCAGCGGTAGTAGATCTTGGTAACCATTTTGCAACAACAGAACGTGATATTGTCGAAATGACCAATCGTTTGGCAGCGGGCGGAAAGCTTGCTGGATTAACAACGCCTGAAATTTTAGGGCTTGCCACTGCAATGAGTAGCGTAGGTATAGAAGCTGAAGCAGGTGGAACTGCGATGAACCAGACACTTACTGGTATCGGGAAAGCTGTTGCTGGAGTTGGCAAAGGAGCAAAAGAAAAACTTCAACTTATTGCAAGCACAGCAGGAATGACAGCAGAACAATTTTCTACTGCATGGAAGCAAAAACCAGCTGAAGCTTTGCAAGCATTTATTAAAGGGCTCCAGAAAGCTCATGAAGAAGGCAAAAACATGGATGGTATCCTTGCTGAACTCGACATGTCTGGAATTCGTCAAGGGAACATGCTCAAATCACTAGCTTCTGCGTCTGACAAGATGGGAGAAGCTGTCCGTAGGTCAAATAGTGCGTGGAAAGAAAATACAGCTCTTACTACCGAAGCTCAAAAACGCTATGAAACGACAGAATCTCAATTAAAAATTTTTAAAAACCAGATCACTGATTTGGCAATTGAATTTGGTGGACCACTTTTGAAAGCTATGAATTCTGGCTTGCAAGCTGCAAAACCTTGGATCCAAAAATTGGCGGACATGGCTAAGGCATTTAGTGAAATGAGCGAGTCTCAACAACAGAATATCATTAAATGGGGACTACTTGCAGCAGGCGCAGGCCCAGCCTTATCAATCCTCGGAAAAGGTATTGGAGTCATTGGTGGTATCACTAAAGGTATTGGTTTCCTTACTCAAGGAATTGGTAAGGTTGGTGGTGGGCTTTCTGTTTTAGGAAAAACCTTCCAACTATTTAAACAAGGTAGCAGTCTTTCTTCTGCCTTCAAAACTGCAACCAGTGGCATCACTGCGACAAGTACTGCTGCAGAAGGTGCAGTAGCTTCTACTGGTCTATTAGCAAAAGGTATTGCACTGCTTGGAAACCCTGTCACTTGGGGAGTCCTGATAGGTGGTGTTGCTGTTGGTGTGATTGCTACAGTAGCAAAAGAAATGGCAGACGCAAACGAACGCACTCAAACGTGGGGTACAAGCGTAAGCAAGCTACAAGACCAAGAATTATCACGGTTAAAATCCAAAGTCGATGAAGTGCATCAAGCTACCGTAGGCTTTGGGCAAGGTGGCGCACAAGCGGTTGAAAATGTACGTAAGAGTGTGCAAGGGCTTGCCGATGATATCCAGAAAGCGATTGACAAAGACCTTGAGAAAACTCTTAAAGGGCTTGAAAAGGTTGGTGCGAATGAAACAATCCAAAAACGTGCTGTAGCGCAAGCAGAACAGCAAAAGAAAAACATCCAGTCGATGACAGATGAGATTGTACAGATTTATCAAAATGCATCTGACCAACACAGAAAGATTACTCGCGAAGAACAAGCGATTATTTCTGACTACGAAAATCAATTTATTGATAAGCAATTGTCATTGCAGAAGTATTCTGCCGATGAACGTACCGCAATTGTGAAAGCCATGAATGGCCAGATCAGTGATCTGAATGAAACGCAGTTACGTAAAGGTACAGGAGTCGTAGCTAAATGGCTCAAAGAGGAACAGAAACTCTACGATGAGCAAGTGACTGCATTGAAAGATGCTCACGAAAAGGGAATTTATAGCCAGTCCGAATACAATAAGGAAATGGAAAAATTAAATGC